GCTGTTCCTGAACCATTTGTTACTATTCCACCGACAAATCCATTAGGGTTATTAAATTCAATCATATTATGACTAGAGGTACTTGCGGAACCCATTCTGATACTGCCTGTTGGTCTAATCTGTAACCCAGCAGTACCATTTTGCGGTTCTACTGTCGTACCAATTCCCACGTAGCCTGCTGATGTTATTCTCATACGTTCTGTTATAGTTGCAGTAGCACTTGCACTTCCTACAGGGGCTGTGTAGAACCTGTGACTGCCATCACTAGTAGCCTGATAATATGCAGAACCTGCACCAGATGTTAAGTATTTTACATCCCCACCACTAGCTGTGCCTATAAGGTTTGTAGTTAGACTTGAGAAAGAGACGCTACTAGCTAAAGAGGCTTTAACTCCTACCTGCAAACCAGTAAATCCTGCCCACAAAGCACTGGGAGTAACGCCTATCCCTACTGTGCCTTTAGCACCATCAACAAACAAAGCATGGTCAACAGTATCTGACTCAACACGAAAGTCTACGTCAGCACCACCTTCGTTAAATACTGCACCACCTTTTGCAGACAAAGCACCAGTTACAGCTAGTGTGGTTGCCATATCTACTGCACCATCTATGTCTACAACATCAAGATTGGTTGTTCCATCTACGTCTATGTCTCCAGATATATCAAGAGAACCAAATGAACCAACACCAGTACTTGTGATCGCTGAAGCACCATTGTTAATCGCACCAAATCCACTCGTGATTGATCCTGCATTCAAAGCACCAGTTCCAGTTATACCAGTATATGATCCTGCTACTCTAGCAGTCGGTACTGTGCCACTATCTAAGTTATCAGCGTTCAAGTTAGCTACTGCAAACGTGCCATATGCAACGATATCAACTTCATCTCCACTAGCCAAAGCACTAGCAAACGTAACTGTATCTCCACTTGTAACAGTAACATCTGCTGTGGACATACGAACACCATTGACATATACGTCAACGTATCCTGCATCATAAGCTAAAGTGTTACTACTAGCATCTGAACCAGTCACAGAAGTTACTGCACTTCCTATATCATAGTGGTATCTTTGGCTTGTACCATTGACAGATGATCCTGCATTTTGCCAACCACTAGCACCATAAACATTAAGTACATTAGTTGATGTGTTAAAGTATAAATCTCCAGAAGTTAAGCTTGCACTAGGAGCAGAGGAAGCTATACGATAAACGTCTGCAAAGTTATTAACTGAAGCTATATTAGTAGCTACTGTGTTTACGTTTGTAATTGCACCACTAACATTAGACATTGCAGTAACATTTGCACTTGTGCCAAGTATTCCCATATCCTCAATTACACCAGCAACACCAAGTAATGCCATATCTTCTATAACTGCCGCTACACCAAGCAATCCCATATCTTCAATAACTGCACTTGTTCCAAGCAATCCCATTGCAGTTACATTGGCTGATGTAGCTAAAATTGATAAGTCTTCTACAACAGCAGAAGTTCCAAGTAATCCTAAGTCAGTCACAACGGCACTTGTACCAAGTAAACCCATAGCTGTAACATTTCCTGATGTGCCTAAATGACCCATTGCAGTTACGTTTGCACTTGTAGCAAGCAAAGCCATGTCAACAACTATGTCACTTGTAGCTAAAATTGCTAAGTCATCTACAATAGTAGAATTTGCTAATATAGCCATGTCTGCAACGATTGCATCTGTAGCAAGTATAGCCATGTCTGCAACTGTCGTATCATTACCAAGCTTACCCATTGCAGTTACATTGTCGCTTGTACCTAATACGCCCATAACTGTGACGTTAGCTGATGTTGCAAGTAATCCCATATCTTCTATTACAGTAGATGTGGCTAAAAGACCCATATCTTCAATAATAGCACTTGTATTTAACGCATTTGCATCTGTTACAAAATCACTTGTTACTAAAGACATTCCACTTGCAAAAGCAGATGATATTAAACTAGCTTTACCAGCTACTGTAGTAACATTTGCCGATATTCCAGCCACCGTGCTAACATTGCTAGAAATCCCTGCAACAGTTGTTACGTTAGCCGATATTCCAGCTACTGTTGTTACGTTTGCAGAAATACCACCAACAGTATTTATGTTAGCCGTAATTGCTGATAAAGAATTAACGTTAGCTATAGTAGGTCCAACTTCAGCTTGACCAGTAGAAGCATTAAAGCCAAGAACAGTTCCAAGCCTAGCCGTTTGACCTGGTAATGTAATAGCCGATAAAGCATCTGAATCAGGCATTGTTAATGATCGAACATTATTTGTTTCTACTTGTTGAATAACTGCATAGACTTTATCTAATTCAGTATTTAAACTTGATATATTAAAAGGACCTGATGTGGCAAAATCACTTGTTCTTGCTATAGGTATGTCTCTTGTGATTGTTACAGTAACACTTGTGTAAACTGATCCTAACGTTATAGAACCACCAGAAAACCCGTCATCAACAGACGTTCCTGATACAGCAAATGTTCCTGCTCCAGACCCCCTTGATAAAACTGTGTCAACACCCACCGCAGTTGTAATAGTTACATCGATATCATCTAATGCAAAAAAGGGGAAATCAATAGCATATGTGGTACTGTTAGCAGTATTCCCACCAGAACCTATACTATGTTGTATTCGTGCATCATTGTCCGCAATTGAGATAGTAGCCATATTATACCTTTACTCATATTGCACCTTCTTGTTAATTCACATCACTTTGCCGCCATTATTTCGTCCCATATAGGATCAAGATAAGGCAAGTTTCCTCCAGGAGTTATAAACCTTGCACTTCTTAAAGTTTTATCGTCAGCTTCACCAGTAACTATGTCAGTAGCAACACCTCCAAAAGTTGTTAAATTACTAGCACCAGGTCCAAATATAGATCCTAATTTTGCACCAAAAGGCAAATAACCTTGTTTTTTACCAAGGGCAGGTCGCAAACCTAATCTGTAATCAGAAAGCTTTTCAATGCTATTATTTACGTCAGTAAACCAACCTAATACACCACTACGATCAACGGCATCTGCTAATAACTCTGGATAAGATTGCTCTTTATCAATGCCATATTGTTTCTTTTTGATTTCATTTACCATTGAAGCCAAACCAACAATTAAAAAAGCACCTTGCCAAAATGCAGAATCTTTCTCTTGTAATCCAGCAGTTAATAACCGAACCATTGAACCTTGTCCGTAACCTTTAAACTGTGTAATTAATGATCCAAACTCAGTAGATGTCCATAAAGCTCTATCTCCAGCTCCAGGTGTTATAATAGTTCTCTCAACAGATTGATTTAAAGCATTACGAAACTTTTTAACTGATGAAGCATTTGTCCATAAATCAGTTTGAGGCAACCATTCTCCGTCTTCTTTAATTCCAAACTTCTTTATCATTTCATTCATGCTTTTATGATCTTCAGCACCAATACCATTAGATAATAACTTACGTCTGTCTGTTTTACTTAACTTTGTCCAATCTTGCATAATAGCTGAAGTCATTCTTAAACTAATCATATTACCAGATATTTCTTTCATAGTTTGGTTCCAGTAATTCAAACCATTTAATAAAAAGAATATCCCAGTTGATTGCCCTAAAGCTCTTTCCATAGCAAATCTGCTACCAAATAAATCTCCCATATCAGAGAATGAACTAGCACGAAGACCCAAAGCAGCATCAACGGCTATCCCAGCTTGTCTTAATTCTTTTGTTTGCATTTGTTTAAACGTTGTTTTCATACCTTTAAACATATGTCTAAAACCATGATCGTAAACATTGCGAAATCCCTCAACCATAACTGGTCTAACAATATCTGGTATTGATGATATTGCCGCACCACCCATTCCAACAAGAACATTAAATGATTTCATCTGTCTTACAAAACGACTACTCATCTGATGAGGGTCTTTGGAAGCTCCGTATGTTCCTCTAACCCTGTCTCTTAAACCTCTTACATCTCTCAAATCATCTGCTAAACCTTTAGCTAGTTTTTGCTTCTCAGCAGTAGTGGGGGCTTTCTTTATTAAACCCTCATACTCTTCTGTAATTTGTTGAATAATTTTAGACATAGAAACATCGCCAAATCTCCTTGTTAATTCTATATCCACTCCCATTGTTTTTGTGTGATGCCTAATTAAGACTTCAATATCGTTTTCTAAAAACTCTTCTATAATTTTGTCAGGTATTTCAAATGATCTGGCTTTTGCTCCACTTGCATTTGTAATCCAATCAATTTGAGTAGTGCCTTCATCAAGACTGTAAAAGGGCTTGCTTTTTGTATAATCAATCAACCTAGCCTGTGCAAACTCATCACCCTTGGCTTTTGAAACACCAAAATGACTTTGAGCCCAATTGCTAACTTTACTTATGAACTTAGATTCATTAGCCATGATCTTATCAATTCTTGGAACTCTTGGCACATATCCTTTAGCCGTATTAACTAAAACACCAGTCTGTCTTAATTCAACAAGCCTTGCTTCAGCTTTAACTAACTCAGAAGCATCTGCCGTGCCATCTGCAATTCTTTTCTTTAATCCAGCTATAGCTTTTTGCATGTCTAATTCAAATAACTTAACTTCTTCAGCTTGTTCTTTAATATGATTTAAAACTTTGCGATAAGATGTTGCGGCTTGATTAACATATGTCGATGCTGAATCAGCTATTTCATCAACATCTCCATTTCTCATAGCTTTTGCAACTCTTTCACGAAAGCCAAATTCAGATAATGTTTGACTGCGTTTAATAAAATCAGAACCTTTTTGACCAATCATTTGAAGTGAACGACCAATATCTCCCGTTTTAGCAACTACACCTCTAAAAGCAAGATAGGCTTCATCTGATGCCCTTATGCCATCTAGTAACTTGCTTAAATATTGTGTTCTAAAATTTGTTTCAACTGACTGTTCCATTTCATCGCCAGTAACCTTACCACCTCTAACTTTTTTCTGTATCATTCCTCCCATATCAACTAATTGGGCGGCTATTTTCCTTGAGGTTAAATTAAAACTTGCCGTTAATCTTGTTACTGGATTCCAGGGCATTTTCTCAATGCCAATACCAGTTGTTTCCAAAGCTTCAGCGTTCATCATGCTTTTAATAACGGCAGGACTTTCTGGGTTTACCATAGCACCAGCACTTCTAAAAATGCCTTCTTCTCCTTCTTCAGCAAATTCACTAGCTGGATTCATTCCTTTTGCAATGTTTCTTCCAAATAAACCACCAACAGTTCCACCTATTAAAGCTGCTCCCATTAATGGAATTAAAGTATGAGAAAGTTCACTTCTTCCTTCGTTTTGAGAAGATATTAAAAATTCTTCTGGTGCATATAAAGCCGAAGTAAATGCTGCACTACCAACAAATCGTTTTAAGAAACTTGTGTTTGATAATGTTTTAAATGTTCCTACTGGTGCAATAGTAAGAGGGGATATTAACCCACCTAATCCAACTGCTAGTAAATTACCATTTTCTACAATGTCTAAATCTTTTAAATCACCTTTAAGTCTTTCTAATCTAACTGATGTTTCATTTGAACTTGCACTATTAAGAAATCTCCATTCATAACCTTCTGGAATTTGATCGTCATTTAAAGGCTCATATGAAGGATCGTCTTCAAAATCTATATTTTCAATTAATCTTTTTACAGCAGGAGCAGGGCTATATTGTCTAAATCCAGCCATAAATGAGTCAGAAAAACCATAATCTTCAGGACCAGTTACTGGTTCTTTATAAACATCATTTTCAGTAGAGATATCCATATTGCTTGTATCATACATATTTGATGTTAGATTGTTTAAAGCTTCTGTATATTCTGGTGTTTTAATCATCTTAAATTCAACCTAAAGAAACGTGTAGAATCAAAGTATGCTTCTAATTCTTTCTGACCAGATTCTGATTTAGAATAATCAATTATAGGAAGTATTTCTGATGGTATCATAGGTGCATTGTTAACTGACATAGCTACAGAATTGTATGTGTTAATAATAGATTGCCATTTCTCAGCACTTTGTCTGTTGCTTTTAACAGAATCCATTACGGCTCTTATGTTATTTTTACTCATAAAATCAAAGCTACTTAATAATTTTCTTACACCACCATTAGATATTTTTTGTAAAGCATCTTCGTAATCTTTATTTTGCAAAGAATTTTCCCAGTTCCATTTATAATTGTTTGCTATAGTTGGTGCTGTGCCATCTTGAGATAAAACAACAACTCTAAATGTTTGATCTCCAGCAATTTCATTATTAGGAACAAACATTATATCTCTATTTTTAATAGCTTCTTGGACATCTTTATTTTGAGTTCCTCCTCCAAAACTTGCATTATAATCTTTTAAAACGTCTTGAATTAAATCTTCTTTTGTTATTTGGTAAGAATCTCCTGGTATTTGTGATTGTGCATATTTCATTATGCCACTACCTGACATCAAATGAACTTTACCATTTTTGTCTTCATGCAAACTTAAATTTCCAGAAAGTTCATAAAATGCTTTTTTAGTAGCAGAAAGCAAAGCTTTTTCTGGATCATTCATATTTAATTTTCCAGTAGAAGCTTGATATTTAACATTTCTAATTAATTCATTTCTTAATTGAGGGTCTTTAATAAGAACATCAGCCATGTTGCTTACACCGCTTTGATCATAAAATTTATATAAAGCTAAAGTTTCAGCAACGTTCCCATCAACTCCAGCTATAAAAAATCTCTCAAAAGCATTATTGTCAGTATTTTCACCAATTGTTTTAATTGTGTTGTTCATAATGTCTTGGTCTGACAATCCATCTCTTGAATCTTTAGGAAAAATCTTACCTAATTCTCTACTAGTAGATGTTGGATTGTGCATACCAGCAAATTTAGAAGCGTCATTACTATACAAAGAAGAATCAAGAACTAAAGTATCTAATTTATTACGATTATTACCAGAAAACAATTCCCATTGTGCCTCCCAATCATCAGGGTGTTTATCTTTTATAGCGTTTTTTAAACTTCCATAAGCTTGTTTTGCATACATAAAATCAACATCACTTAATTGTTTTATATTATTTAAAACTTCTACTAATTCTGTTGGAATAACATTTGTACTTAAAGCCAAGCTAGTATGGTGTTTAATGCTAATTTCTCTTACTTCTTGATCGGGATCTAGTACATTATATAAAGTTTTTGTTCCTTTATAATCAAATGATTTTGGAAAAGTTTTGTTAACTGTAAGTATATCTTGTGCATTAAAAGAAACATTGTGCTTTGCTTTGTTAGCAAGTACAGATAAAATTTCAGCATCTTTATTTTTTTTATCGTATTCTACTTCATATCTATTTACTCTATTAATCCAAGATTCTCTTGTGTAAGCGTTTGTTTTGCTTGTACCAATAATATTGTTTCTAATTAATTTGTTGATATATTCTTCACTTTTTAATTGACTTGGTATTAAGACTTTATCTCCATCTCCATTCATTGCAAATTCAATGTTAGCTTTAAACATATCACTTTTTATTTCTGCGTAATTATTGGCTATATTTTTTGTAAGAGTGTTAATTTTAAGTCTACTTGAATTATTCATTTTTATATCGCCTAAACTACTTACAAGTTCAGCAACCATATCCAATTTCTTTTTATTTTTTATAACGTTAAATCCATCTGAAAAATCACTTTTATCTTTGCTAGGCTCAACATTTATATTGTCAGATTCAATATTAAGAATTGTTTTAACTACGTTATCGTTAAATATCTTTTCTTCATCAGTTTTAATATTTTTAGTGTGTTTTGTTATCGCTTCTCTTATTTTAATTTGCTCTGCTGTTGCTAAAGATTTAATCTCTACTTCAGTTGGAATAACATTATCAGCCACTAAATTAAGCATTAAATTACCAGCACTAGTAACTGAATTAAATTTATTTTCTTTTTTTTGATTAACATCAATTTTATTTAGCTCATCAAGCTTTGATAACATTGCAGTTTGAACAACTTCAGCATCAACGTTTTTATCTAATTTAAAATTATTATGGGTGTTTGAAATTATTTCAAGTATGTCTGAAACTGGAACTTCATTACCATAAGCCATAGTAACTGCATTTTGAGAAACACCAGATTGCAATTGAGTTCCATAAAGCATCTTTATATTTGAGGCATCTGCTGAACTTTTTGCATTATCATCTATTAATTGAAAAGCTTTTTGTTTTGCTTCTTCTACATATAATAAATCAGTTTCATCTCCACCATTTATTATTAAATTTTGTTCGTAATTATTTACATAATCTAAAGTCTTTATAGCATTGGAATAATTTAGATTTCTAACATCTTCTATTTGATAAGCAGAAGCTTTGCGATTAGACACTCCCCATATTTTCTCAAGTCCAGGTGAAATGTTATTCCATACATCTGAAGGAACTTTGTTTTTTATTGCTTTAAGATAAGCTTCTGAAGCTGAATTAACTAATAAGTTTCCTTTATCATCAACCTTTCCTTTATTAGTTATTAATGATGTTTCAGAAGCATTTATTGCATCATTAGATAAAGCAAGAGAATAGCTGTTAATAGCTTGTTCTTTAAAGTATTCTTGTATTTTTCTTTGATTAGCTTTGTTATACATATTAGGTTTAAAAGTACCTAATGACTCTAAATCTAAAGGCTTTATTACATTTTTACCATCAACTACTTCAGTCCTTTGACCGATTATTTTACCTTCTTTTTCTGCTTGTAATTTAAACGTTTCAAATTCATTTTTATCAACAGTATTTGTAATATGAGTAATAGCACCAGCTATATCTCTGCTAGCTTGTGCCATAGCATGTCCAGCACTTTCAGGCATAGCTGTATTGGTAACAAAGTTTTGCCTTAATATAGTTCTTTTAAATGCCATTTAGTTTATCCATCTTATGTCGAATACGATCTTGTTCCAAGTCCTGTCTGGTTAGGGTAAGCCTCCCTTACCCATAGCGTTAACTCCATCAGTAGCAGACTTAGTTGCTCCTGCGTATGCACTATACATTGCCGCTTTACCTTTGCTCTTAGAAGCCTTTGCTGATAACTGATAATTTCTACGTTTAGTAGCACCCATAAACTTTGTAGCTTTAACGTCTTGAGTAGCTAATTGGCTTTCTCTTCTTTTAATATTAGCTAAACTTGAAGAACCAATTGAAACACCACCTCCAGCACTTGATGCTGATATTGCGGCTAATTGATTGTTAAGTTGAGCAGTTCTGTTAATGGCTTCTTGGTCAGCTTGTATGGAAGCTAATTCAGCTTGTTCTTCTGCCGCTTGTGCATCATTAGCATATGCTCTTTGAGCTTCTTTTCCTGCTTTTAATTGGAAAGCTGCTGCTGCAAAGTGACCAACTGAACCCATTAGACTTCTACCTCTAGTAAAACACCATTTAACGTCATTGGTAATGGCTCTTCTTGTGTTATCGTTACTCTTCCTTCTTTAGACCAACCAAGCAGAAAGACTTCTTTTCTTTGTGTTGTTGCCGTTGGCTCTAATGAAAAATCATCTGTTACACTTCTTAACAGAATTCTTGTACCACCAGCTTTCACATTAAGAGTTGATACTAAATCTAATACGGCTCTTACTATTCTACGTTTTTGTCCAACTGTTACACCATCAGGCAATTGCATTTCTGGGGGAAGGGTAGTTATTTCTGGTGTGTATCCCAGCCCTATTTCAACTGAAGTAACTGAATCAGTTAATGTAACAAGACCACTTCCATTAGTGGTAAATGTACCAAGAGCATAATTACCAGATCGAACTTGAACTGAGGTATTTGGTAAATGGCTTGCCGTCCATGTTTTAGATGCACTTCCACTTAACTGAACAGACATATCTGTGTAATAATCATTCTTTAATAATTCTAAGCTATCAACATTAGCACTATTAATAGTTCTTCGAACAACTGCATACATCTGTCTGTTAACGTTTGTTATATTTTTAAATAATCCATTAGTTTCATACCTTACCCACCCCTGGACTTTTTCTTTACGAATTGACATAAAGACTGGCATGTAACCTTCTGTATTTACTAGATAAAGATAACCTTCCATTTGATCTGAAGATTCACGTTGAACCTCAATATCAGAAGGAGTTCCAATAATATGCTCTGATAATAATGTTATAGAATCTGAATTATAGGCTTGTGATAAATCACTAAATATAAACTCACGAACAGCACCTTTAGACTTTGTTAAAAAGGTAATAGCACCATCAAATTCTTTTGGTGGAACAGTTCCAGATCCAAAACTAGTTTGTTTTTTAACTGTTATAGTTGAAGGTGTTAATGGTCTATTCTCACTTGTTGGAATATATAGTTCTTGCTCTGAAGTAAAGATAGTAAGAAACCTAAATGACATAAGAGCTTTTATTTCAGATACTTGGTTTTCAGCTATTTGTATTTGAATAGATGTATCATCAGCACCATCGCCAACATCAAAGTTAGTAAATTCTCCAATCTTTGACATAAATAGAAAATTTGGCAGATCACGACTACCACCAAATATTAACCTTTGATCGTGGAATGTAACAGTTCTGGCATATCCACGTGTGGCACTAAATACCTGTTCTTGCCAATCTGACATAGCAGTAGTATTGGCTAAAGCACCTGATAAAGTTCCCGTAACTACTGTTCCACTTGTAAAGCCAGTAATTAAAGCATGACGTACAGTATCTGCTGAATCAACAAACCTTAGATATGTACCATTATGAGCAGAGACAAAAACACTTGTACTAGCCGTTAATGTTACAGAACCACTTGTTGCACTTGGAGTTATTGTAACTGCACTTCCTGCAAACTTATAATAAGGCTGATATGACATGCCATTTGATGAGTCAAAAACATAATTAGTAACGGCAAAATTAGAAGCACTTGTTCTGGTTATCTTTTTAGTAATAAGACTTGGGTGAGTAACAAACATTGTATCACCACTTTGGCTTACCACTAATGATCCAATTTGAGCAGTTACCCATGCCATACTAGTAATTGTTTGCAGAACGGCAGTAGGATTAGAGATATCAACAATAATTAGTTTAGTATTACTAAATAATAATAAATAAGCTTCATCTTCATCATATACATAAGCTTCTGATTGATAGCTGTCCGTAGGAAGAGTCTGTAGGTATCTTAATCCTGGTCTTCTAGTACAACCACCCTGAGCCTTTAACCTAACGTTACGGAGTCTGTATGCTCCATTCTTATAGGCATCAGATTCTACTCTAGATGATAAAAGGGGAGTTAATTCTCCTGAAGAGAAATTTGTAGTAAACTGTCTTAATAATGCCATTCATTCAACTTTCAGAAGTCCCTTCAATTTTTGCATAAAGACCTGAACCAAGTCTAATACGATGATATCGACTTAAAGCAATACCAGTCGTTGTAACTTGTTGTGAATCCCTTGCTTTAGCTCTTCTAAACTGCATTTCAGCTAATTCTCTATATGATTTGGCAATATCTGCCTTTCTTGTAACTGATAAAGCCAAAATAGAGGCAAGACGGTATATAACCCATAAGGTAAATGCTGGCGTCCAATATTGAGTGTCAACACGGTATATATAGTTTAAAACCACGGCATCATTCTCAGAAGCATTAATGTATATGTATTTCTCGTAAATATCATAGGTTTGAACAACATTGGATATTGTTATTGTCTGGACTTGAATAACAGAAGGATTAGTGGGTAGGGCATAAGCTGAATCCCAACGATCTATTGGAGTATCAGCTAAACGTGATAATTGTATCTGACCTGTAGCAAAGTTCCAATTATGTTGAGCAAGGCAATCTTCAACAACATCTTCGTAAGTTGTATTCATAACCAAAGCTTCATCAGTACCTTCTGTAAAAGAAGACAAAGGCTCCATGCCTACTAAGACCATTGCTCTTTGTGCTACTTCAATATCGGTCTTGGCTGTATTTGGCATTACTTAACCCTTTTATATTCGCCTTGATTACCTTTTAAAGTGGCATCGCCAACTTTCTTAGGTGTCATAATTGTAGCTATAATTCCTGGAACAGTAATGTTTCTAAGACCTTTTACTATACTGCCCATAGTCTTTGCTGTTTTTATGCCTTTTTTAATTTTATCTTTCTCAAAAGATGGTGTTAATCTTTCCATTTTATTGCCAAAATTAGCAACGTGTTTATTAAAAGTATTTAACCTACTTACTGATTTTGAATAGTTAGCTCTATTTGTATTGCCACTTAAATTTGCATCTAACTTTTTAGGATTAAGTTGACTTTTAATTGGCTTCCCACTTTGATATGATTTTTCAATATTACTAGCTCTTTTAGGAAAATATCTTTCATGGTCATAACGACTTGGACCCTCAGCAACAGCTTGAACTCTAGCCGTAGTAAGTTGTTGACCTTTGGCTCTAAAATATTCTAAATGAGTATTTGCTCTATTAGCAACTTTAGCTCTTACTTTAGGATTGTTAGATAAACCTTTTTTGCTCATATTAACCTCTATGTGTTAGGTGTGTTTTTTAGTTTGAGATTATTGTTTGGGTTTTCTGTTCTGTCGTTATTTTCATATTTACCCATATGTTTATTATTGCGATTTAAATGATCTTCATATTTTTTGTATGCTTTTATTCCTTCTTTAGTGTAAGGGAAAAACTTGCCATCACTTGCTTTGGGCATTTACTTTTGCTCCTAATTTTACTTTTGAACCGAAAGTTACTTTGTAACCAGAGGAAGGAGAGGTAGCCTTTACAGCCACCTCCACCTTAGTTTTTGTTGGCTTCTTAGCCATTAGTCACTATCCGAAGCACTTAGGGTGGTGATGTTATTTACATCAACTATTGTTCCGTTATTAGCACTAACAGCAAACTGCCCATACACAGGAGTTCCACCAGTAGCCGTGTTAGCATAAATAACATCGCCAAGATTCATCTCATTAGCCATGCTATTAAAATAACCAGCTCCATCTACTACTGTAGAAGCGTCTGTTGTCGTATAGTGCCATATGTGAAACCCATTACCTGAATAGGAAACTAAACTTAGATTTGCTTGTACAAAAGCCATGTTTCTACCTCCTAATTTTTAAGTTCAAGTTCAAATACACCTTCAGCATCGATTAAGACTGAATTCTGTTGCATTTTATTCAATACAAAGTAACTGTCCTTATCGTTGTGATATTGCATATTTGAGGTTATATCAGCACCAATTGCGTGTGCAATGGCGTCACTATGGTATGCGTAACACTCTTTATGAGTAGTTCCCGCAGCACCTGATCCATTTTTCCCAGATAAACCAGAATGTGGAAACCACATAAAGCCTAACCATCTTTTAGCAGTCATACCGCTTGGAAAAGGAAGATCATTTTCGCCAACATACTCTGACCTTGAGAATTGATCTAGTGACATAAGCTGGGACCATTGTTCCCAACCAACAACACAAAATCTTTTACCATCATCAGGAACTTCGTTATTACCGAATTTTTCCATAAGCTCTAAACACCAAGCCAATGTAATTCCATTTGTGGTTTCATCGTGTGCAGATGTAGTTGCAGTCAATTGATTAATAATTAACTCATCAGTTTTTCTTCCTAGTGCATATGCACCAGACTGTTGAGCAACCATCATCTCATCATGGTTTATTCTTAACTGGTCTAGGTCATCGACCCATTCTCCAGCAAAATAATCCTCTAATGTGACATTGACGTTAGTGTGTGCAAGATTCATGGGTGCAATTGATCCATGAGTTGCTTTTGTTGTCGCAAAACCTTTACCGATTTTCTGAAATGTAGTTTTGTTCTTAACTCCATTTCTTGTTCGAACTGTATTTCTTAGCTTAGAACCCATTCTTTGGTAAGCCATATGAACGCCAGATTCAAATTCTTCAATAAAGGAAGTGCTAATGCTTGGTGTAGCCATTAAAGCCTCCGTATTAAAAGTTAAAATTTACTACTATTCTGGTTGTTCGCTTACCTACTTTATTGAAGTTGTTCCATTTCTGGGCTTCTAAGCAAGTTGTACGAGCCTTCTAGCAACTCTAATCTTTCAGAAAACTAAGACCTTGTTAATTCACATTGCTATGCACGTCTCTTTGATAACTGTTCTGCCATAGCTCTAACTTTAGCTATATGAGACGGATCACCCCCATTTCTCCAGTATTTTGGATCTTGTTGTGCAGACATTAAATCAGCTTTACTTACGGTTTCTTGAAATTCAGTAGAAGAAGTCATGTTAAATTTAGGCTGACCATTTAACTGCATGATTTCTTCAAATGCTTTAACCATAGCTGAAGATGCTGGTATTGCTGCAAACGTACTATAAGCATCTTCAGATAAAGTAGAATTTGCCCAGGTATCAACACGTTCCAAACGTCTATCAGCATGCTCTCCTAAATCTTGGCTTTCTGTTTCCCAATCAGGACCACTTGAAGCTTGCATATTAGTATACTCACTTACAAGGTCTCCAAACTCATCATTTGATAAACCATAATTATGAGCCTTGTCTCTAAACCAACCAAGCATAGGATCATCTTGATTTACTTCAATAGGATTGCCGTCTTGATCAGATAACTCAACCACGTAATCTCCAGGACTTATGGGAGAATGTTCCGAAGCTTCTTCATTAAGTTCTCCCACAAGTTCGTTTTTAATTTCATCACGCCTTGTATGAAACTTTCTTTCCAACTCTTGATATGAGTGAGACAATTGCTCAGGAGTTTCAAACTTTGGAGGAAGCCAATCAGGTCTTTCAACTTCGTTCTGTTCTCCTGAATCGGTAGAGATGGTACTTCCACCTTCGGTATACGATTGATCTTGGCTTTCATTGCTTTCTGTAATTGTTTGTTCATCAGACATTTTAGCTCCTTGTTTTAATTGCAGTCCCATTTTCTTAATGCTTTGTTAATCCTACTATTTGGATCATTTGCTACTTTTGAACTTGTTAACTTTGCTTTCATTCCACCCATTCTTTTACAAAAACTTTTTCTTCTTGAAGCTTTCTTTGGACTATCTTTAGCTTGTTTTGCAGAAACTGGAGCTTGGATATTTTGCCCTTTAGCTTTAAGAGAAGCTCTACCTTTTGCGTTAAGACCACCTTCAGGATTCTTTCCTTCTTTTCTTTGCCAAGCCTCACTCACTTTTTTTACCTTTTTCAGTTCTTGCTTTAATAAGTGCTACGACCCATCTTTGACCTTCAAAGTGAGCAAGAGATTCAATTCCCAACCCCGCACCGTGAATGTTATTTGTTGTAATGTTTTCCAGATATTGAAGAAAAGATTTGCCAATGCCCGTAGAAAATAATGCAGAGGCTTTGCTATTAAGATCAGCTTCAACTTCAGAAGTATACGACCTACCATCAAATGACGCATTTAACTTCTCCTTTGTCATTGACCCAAAGTTCCTTGTTGTTGTTGCTGCATTAACTGCATAGCCATTTCAATATTGCCTTGCACCTCTTGTCTACTAGCTAATAACTCTTCTTTAATACCAAATTTAGATGCTAAATATTTAATAACCTTTTCTTGATTATATAAAGCTGGAGTTATCTCTGGACCAAATGTACCAGCAACAGTTTGCTGAAAACGTACAAAGTCAGCTACGTCTTGCTGATCTTGAGCCCTCAATAAAGGCGATACTGGAACAATCCTTATCTGCCTTCCATCTACCTTTGGAATATCAAGCAAACCTTGTTCAGAATATATAGCAACAACACGTTCTACTAATGGGTGAAGAAATTCCTTTTGCATACGACCTGCAACAGCTCCCATGTCTCTTGCTACGTCAGCTAATCTCTCAGAAACTTCAGTTGCAGATAAAGGAGTTTTAGCATTAGGTCTTGAATCAAGTTCATCAATAAATAATGCTTTCCTTACATTCCTTCTCATATCTTCTAAAATTAACTGACCAACATCAAACCTTGCAGGACTTTGTAAAGCTTCCATGGTACTTCCAGGACTTCTAGGAATAAATGTACCAGGTTGAATTGTTATATTGTCAGGGTTAAATACACCATCATCATCATAGACATATGCACCACCTATAGCCATTTCAGCATTTTCCAGGATTAACTGTACTGTCAGATTCAATGTTTTAATTGCTGGCATTGCTTGTAATAATGGACCTCGTCCCCAAACTTCCATTCCACTTTTAGACCAACGTGTTGTAATCCAAGGAAGAGAACCACGACCAACAAGTTTGTTTTTATAAAGAATATGCTTGTCTGTTTCTGATATTAAATAATAAGTAAATTCATCTTTAAACTTATCGTCACTATCATACATAGTAGCTTCGATTAATTTAGTCTTACGTCTGGGATCACGCTTTTGTGCATTTATCATTTCAGATGAATATTTAGCATGAGGATATCTAAGTTTAATGTCTGTAATATCACACTCATTATTCCATCTAAACCAATCTGTAACCATATCCATAGCACCAGATAGCAAAGCAATGTTTGTAGGAGGAACGGCAGTAAAATGTAAATCGCCAACAAAACGACCAGACTCAACTAGCATATTCATTGTGCCTATACCTAAATCTTGCAGACCTTCGTGAAACTCTGAATTAAAGTTACTGTTACGCAATCCTTCATGCAAAAGTTCAGTTATGTCATCAAGTTCTTTAAGTAAATCTGTAGAAATCTCTTCTTGTGGGAATTCAGGTCCAGGTGCAAGCTTAAAAGCTCTTCCATTAGGAGGGAAAAAGCCAAGTTGTAATCTTGATGCAAATCTAGGTAAACCAGTTACTGCCGTTTCATCATAAATGTTTTCAGTACGTCTTTGTCCAGCAAACTCTCCATGAAAGCTTTCTCTATGAGGCAATACATAATCATATATTTCTTCCCATATGTCAGACCAATTAGACCATTTACCTTTGGCTTTCTTGTATCTATCCATAACCTTTTGAAAATCAGCTTGATCTGAACTAACACCACTAGCTGGTATTGGACTAGCATCTCCACCAGTTTCATCACGCATTTTTATTACCACCCATCATTTTGCGTCTGTAACCACTAAAATCACCCATCTCATCATCTTGCAAAGAAGCCTGACCAATTAGGTTTTGATTTTGTTTGCGAGTTTGATCTTCTTTAAGAGCCGTTTGCTTAGCTTGGTTCTCTTTATTTATACGAGCCTGTTCAGCCCTTTGTCTTTCTAGCTCTGGGTCTTTTGCGACTGTTGGTGTTTTGTTTGATCCCATTAATTGGCTCCTCTAAATCTTTCCCGTCAAAAATGACCTTTCCTTTTCGCTTTAGCAATTCACAATACAATTGATAAGGAGTTAAAAGCCAAAATTTGCGGATATTACAAAGATGTTTGATAAAACTTACGCAATACATCAATCTAGGTATGTATATAGGTTTATCCTTTGGTTCATATTCAATACATTTACAGCAAACAAGCATAAACAAAACTAATTCATCAGCCTTACTACCTTTTAACACTTCAATGT